CCGGTGGTGGGGTCGGTGACGGCACCCGATTGCTCGTAGTCGGCGACCGGCTGGAGGTAGCGCATGGCCACCGCGACGGCGCTGGAGTGCGCGGCGAAGCCGACGAGCTTCTCCGGGTGGTCCGACGGGATGAGGGTCGTCTCGTGGAGGTTGAATCCGGCGAGCCGCTTGACCATGCCTTCGGTGATGGCCGGGGCGTTGAGGTTCAGGTTGAAGCTCTTGGCCACCACGTCGTCGGCGAGCATGTTGGTGTAGTAGCCGGAGTCGAGGACCAGCGAGCGCGGGTTGGGCGGCATCTTGGCGTTGCCGCAGGTTTCGCGCAGGTTGAGCACCTTCTTGTAATCGAAGGCGGTGGCGGCGAGTGCGGGGATGCCGGGCGTTCCGAAGTTGGCGGCGGTGATGCAGCCGAGGATGTCGACCAGCACGTCCTGGGCGAGCTGCTGGGCCGCGGCTTCCACCAGGGTTTCGAGCACGCCGAGGGCGGTCTCGGTCGATTCCCTGGCCGTGACGTGGACGGTCTTGTATTTGTGGCGGCTGAGGGTGACCGGCACCACCGTGACGGTGGAATCGGCATTCGCTGCGTAGTCACCGGTGAAGTCGCTGGACCCGGTCGGCGCGCCGACCAGCGGGACGCGGACGGTATCGAGCTTCTCGGCTGGCAGCGGGCTGAAGTCGGTGGAAAACGCCGTGACCGGCAGGAGGTTCGACATGAAGGGCATGAGCGCCCGTTGGGCGACCTTGATGTCTTTGACGTTGGTGAGGGTGTTGGGCATGGCGGGTGGTCAGGCTTGGTGGTTGAGGATGAGGGCTTGCTGCTCGGGCGTGAGCTTGCGCCAGAAGGCGGTCTGGGCGGCCGGGTCGGTGATGGCGGCGAACTGCGCGTGGAGGTCGGCCGCTTGCGGGGCGTCGCCGGCAGGGGTGACGCGGGCGGGCATCGTGGTGCCGGTGGAGGCGACGACGCGGGCGACTGCCAGCTGCAGGCGCTGGTCGAAGTCGGCCTGCGACGCCTGGAGTTCGGTGACGCGGGTCCGCAGGGTGGTGGCTTCCGCGGCGGCGTGGTCGCGCTCGGTGATCAGACCGGCGCTTGCGGTTTTGGCGTCGTCGCGTTCCGCCCGCAGGGATTCGATTTCGGCGGCGAGCAGTTCGACTTCGCCGCGCAGTGAAGTCGCGGTGGTGCTTTCCTCGGTGAGCAGTTCGGTCTGTGCCTGGTGGTCGGCCTGGAGCGCGAGGAGGTCGGCCCGGGCTTTGGCGAGTTCGTCTTCGATGGCGGTGTTCATCGCCCGTGATCCGCTGTCAACCGACGCGGAGTGGTAGGCCCGCAGACGGCGCATCGCCTCGGCCCGGTCGGCGACCATGCCCGCGAGGTTCTGGTGCTGGGCCTGCCTGCCGCTGAAGGTCTGGCCTTCCATGGCTTCGGCGGGGATGGCGCGGCCCCGGGCGAGCACCGCCGTGTGGAACTCACTGGCGATTTCGGCGAGGTTCGAGGAAATGAGTTCGCGCTGGTCGTCGGTGAGCGGCGTGCCGGGAGCCCCCATCGCCTTGTATTTCCCGACCGAGAAGACCTCCACTTTGATGCCGGCCTTTTCGATGGCGGCGGAGTGGTCGACGACCGCCTGGACCACGCCGATCGAGCCGACCTGGGCGGAGGGCGTGGCATAGATGGCGCGGGCCTGGCTGGCGACCCAGTAGGCGGCTGAGCACATCAGGCCGGACGAGAACGCATAGACCGGCTTGCGGGCGTTGAGCGATGCCACGGCTGCGGCCAGTTCCGGGGTGCCGGCCACGGTCCCGCCGGGCGAATCGATGTCGAGGAAGACGGCCTTGATGTCGGGTCGCTCGCCGGCCTCGCGGAGCGCGTCGCCGATGTCCTCGGAACTGGTGGCCCCCATGAAGATCCGGGCGAAGACGTCGGGCTTGCGGAGGATCGGCCCTTCGATGCTCACCACGCCTATGCCGTCCTCGATGCTGAGGAGAGGGTGGGGCGGGTCCGCCGGTGGCTGGGCCGTGAAGGGAGCCGCAATTCCCCGGAGGGCGGCGGCCATGGAATGCAGGGCGTCAGGCTGGATGAGCCACTCGCGATGAAGTAGGACCGGGTTCACGCCCGGTCGGCGGTGTCAACGGGGCGAGGGCGATCCCCGATTCCCGATCCCCTTCAAAGAGAGCTTGGAGATTGCCTTGGAAATTTTTTAGTCCTTTTGAGTGCTCCGGTAATAGGTGTCGATCGCTTTCCACTCTCCATCCTCCGGGAATGCAATAAAAAGAATAGACTCTGGATTTGAGTTTTGGCGAATTGCGTATGCTGTATTTGGTTTTACTTGGCTCATTAGTGTCTTGCTTGATTGGAGGTGTTTAAGTTCGCTTTTGATGGCCTTATAAAGCATTTCCTGGTTGCACCTTACCGACTCAAATGGTATCTCTTGTGAGATTTTTAGATATTCATTAAATAATTCCGGTGATGAAGTGAGTTTTTGTGATGTTTGATCTGTGTGTATGATCGAGAAATGCCATTGGTCTTTCGGGGGGAGTGCCTCCTTTGCTGCCTCGTTTGATATTTGGAATATTGAAGATAGGTGTTTAATTGCCTTGTTGTGAGATTCCTCGCTAATTGTTATTTGTGGTTCGTAGCGATCTTCTGGTGGAGCTGTCTGGGCGAGCTCTTCGCTCACTTTAAGTCCTGTTTTTTCATCGAGCTTTTTAAGAGGTGTTAGTATTCCAGATTTGAAGCCTGTCCAGTAAACGGGGACTGGCTCGATAGTAACATCAGTCCATTCAAGGGTAATGAGTTGATCGTTATTTTTTATGGATAGGCGCTCTGGGGGCTTTGAGCATCCTGAAAAAATGACTCCCGCGAAAAGTGTTAAGATGTATAAGTGTTTAATCTTCATAAAGCACTCAAAGTGCATATTTTGAGAGTTTTTTTGTCAAGTCGAATAATTTTCTGACATGCTTGCGCTGGTTATGGCGATTTCTGCAAGATTTTGATTCGAGCTGTTCAACGGTTTCCACAGCATCTCCACCGGGACTCCGTGCTTGGCCGCGGTGTCGAGGATGAGCCGGGCGTCGGCGGCGCGGCGTTCGATTTCCTCGCCGAAGTCCGCGCCTTGTTCGTTGAAGTGATCCGACAGCGTCTTGAGGCCCATTTGCCTGCGGCTAAGCCAGCTTGTGCCTGCGGCAGAAGGATGATCGCCGTTCGCACGGCTTCCTGCGTTCCACGTCGGCGCGGTTCTGCTGGGCTTCCCGGCCCGCGTCCACGGTAACCCGTTTTGGCGGAACGGTGCAGATCTTCCACCATCCCTCGACCGGGGGCAGCAGGCCGCGGGCAATCGCGTCGCCGACGACGTAGGCCCAGACCGGCTTGATCAGGCGGCTTTCGAGGATCATCTGGCGGAACGAGAATCTGCGGTCGGCCTTGGCGACGATCAGCCTGACTCCGGCGCCGCCGATCTTGCTGGAATCCGCGGCGAACTCGAAGGGGATCACCCCGAGCGCGGAATCCCGCCGCAGGTGTTCGAGAAAGCCGGTGAACGTGGGGGAGGGGCGGTTGCTCTGGAAGCTCTCGAGCGATTCGTCGGGTTTGAGGGCGACCAGCTTGCCGCCGACGATGCGTTGGAGGGTCACCGGATCACTGGACTCTCCCGCGCCGGCATCACCCCCGACCACGAAGTCGCCGTTGTCATCCAGCTCGCCGCGCGCGGTCTTGAGGATGCGCGACACGTCGGCGTTGTCCTTCACCGCGTGCTTTTCGAGAGCGAGCAACTCCATCTCGTCGAGGACGTGGTTGATGGAATGCTGGATCGTCGGATGCGATCGAACTCCGCCCGCCCATTCCGGTTCGTGGATGTGGAGGATCGCTTGGGCTTGCAGGTCACGCCCCTTGCCATTGTCCTCCAGCACCCGGTAAAAGACCGGCGCGCCCCAGGCATCGAGGCCGACTCCGTCGATGCTATCCTTCGATCCGAACTCATCCCCGACGCGGTGGGACTCGATCAGCTGGATCTTCGGTTCGCCGTCGGCATCGCGGGTCTTGTGGATGAAATACTCGCCGTCGATGTCCATGCCCCGGCAGACGAGCGCCTGGCACTCCTCGAACGAGAAGCGGCGCGTCACCTCGCAGCGGGCCGACCACAGCGCGAAGTGGGCCTCGGCGGCGCGGTTCCAATCCGGGTCGGGCGACTGGGCCTGGACGCGGATGCCGTCGCCGGTTGAGTAGATCGCCATGTTGGCGACCAGCTCGCGCATGAAGCCGCTGTTCTTGTGGAGATAGCGGGACTTGCGGACCAGCTCGCTGCGTACCCCCGGCGTGAGTTCGTTGCGGGCGTCGGTCGGCGAGGATCCTGGCACGTAGCCCCGGCGGGGCGACCAGTTGGCAGCCTCGAACGGCGATCCCCATGCCTTCGGAACCAGGACGGGCGGCAGCCAGCGCATGGCGATTTGCTTGAGGCTGGTCATTTCGGAAGGTAGCCGGAGATGAACGAGGCAACGGCGATGCGGGGTTTGCCGTAGGTGGCCGGATCCAGCACCCGGAGCGCGTGGCCGCATTCCTCAAGCACTTGATCGACGGCCATGGTGAACTGCTTGGAGACGGAGGTTTCCGCGTCGTTCCAGTTCATGATGGTCTTGCCCTCCAGCAGCAGTTCCTTCGCCCGCTGCTGGATGGCGAGAACCTCGGATACCGTGAAGCCGGTGATGAAGAGTCCGCGGGCCATGGGTCACTTCCCTTTCCAAGTGGCGTTCCGCCCCCGGGTGTCGATGTGGACGAAGCCTGACGACGGATAGAGTCCGAGCCCGCCGGTGAACTTCCCTGCCTTCCGCCATTCGAGGAGCCGGTCATACACACGCTGCGGGCTCACGCCGTCGAAGGCGATGTCCAGCGCCGTGAACTCCAGGTGCTGGCTAAGCGAGGCTCCGCCGACCGCCCGGTTGTAATCGGGCGAGCGGTAGGAGCTGAGGATTCGGCAGGGTTTGCCGAAGGAAGCACGGAGTTCATCGACCACCCGCAGCGTCGGCACGATGTTCTTCCACAGCCGCTTCGGCGGCGGGCTGTTTCGCGCCCCGTGTCGCCGCGCGGCGAAGTAGGATTCAAACTCGCCAGCGCCAAAGTGCCGGAACCCTTGGGCCGTGAACCATTCGTTGAACGCGCTCATGGATCACTTGTCGGTGAGAGGTTCGACGACGAGTTCCACGCGGCCGT